TAATTGTTTATTCCGATTTCTCAGCTTTAGTAATACATAATTAAAATCTTAAAATTAGTTGTTTTTTTGAATTCTTTTTAGGAGTAAATTCTTCTCCTTTTAACATAGCTGTTAAACTGTGTTCATCTAATGTGATGTAGTTTTCACTAGAGGCACTTTTTCGAACAATTTTGTTATCAATAGGCTTTTTATCCTATTTTCTATATCTTCATTTTCGATATAGTTCCGCGTACGTTTTCATCCACTTATTTCAGTTGGGAGCAAACCACTCTTGGAGATATTTTATTCTATTAATATAGGTTCAATCTCTACGCTGTACGATGATATAAACTTTTTAATTTTTATATTTATCTCGGCATTCTCATCTCAGGTTTTCTGCCGATATTGGTTTGTAATTATCCTAGAGATTCCTCCACTAGGACGGCTTCATTTATTTTTATAGGTATATATGAAGTAGACATATACATTTTAAATACGGAATTAGGAATAATATAAGGATTTTCTTTAGTATTTGCTGAATGTTTTTTTAAAGTAGAGGCTGATGAACATTTCATAAAGTCAACAGCTTTTTGAGTAGTTCTGAAATAAAAAATTTCATCATCACTCTCAATTATTAGATACTTTAATGAATTATCAGAAGTTTTATACTTTAAAACATTTTCATAAATAAAGTTTTTTAATTCTTCTAAAAATTTAAATTTTTTTGAGCAAACTACATACTTATCTTTAATTAATCCAGAATCTATCTGATATACTTTTAAACTAGAAGAATTGTTATATAAATAATTACATAATTCTGATAATTTACCAATTTTAATTAATTTCCAAGACTCTACGTCATATAAATATAAATTATCTTTATGTTTCCTATTAAAATCAGGATTTTCAAGGTATTTATTCTTTATACTGTTAGATATTTTACTTTTAACTTCTTCAGTCTTGGTACTATTAATTACATCTATTGCTATATTATATTCAGGTTTAATAATATCTATATAATATTGTTCATTAATGTACTGTACATTTTCTTCACAAACACATAATATTCCATATTCAAAATTATCTATTCCATGTTTACTAAAAGAACTTTGTAAATGTTTATTCACATGTGTTCCTTTTTCTAGTTCTAATCTATGTTTATTTAATCTAGTAAATAAATCTTTGGATGATCCTATATATTTTTTACTATTTACTAAATTAGTAATGATATATACTCCACATTTTTGTTTTAAATTTTTATTAATTTGTTTCATACTACAAATGTAATAAAAATTTTTAATAAAACAAAATAGAACTAGTTAAAATAATTTAAAAACCATTCCTCTTCTACGGTCCCCTTTAACACCAAAGTAAAGACTTCAGCTACCTTTCCTTCAGCTTTTCTTACAGTTCTACCAATTCTTTGTACTTTTTGTCTTGAACTACTTGAAATACCTAAAATAATAGCTAAATTTAAACCTGGAATATCTGCACCTTCATCAAGACTTTTAGAAGTATTTAGTACTCCTTCTTTTAATGGTATAAATTCATCCATAGTTAAACCTCTTTTCTTTTTAGTTTGTTTAGAGTGTAAAGTAAAACCATACTTAATTTTTTCTGCAACTTTAATAGTAGGACTAAAAGTTATAGCTTTTTTATCCTGTCTATGCTCTAAAATTAAATTGGCAATTTCAACTTTTTTTGGATGGTTATAAATAAATTCCTTTCTTTTATGCAATGATTTTGAAAAACCAAAAGCATTAGCTAATACTAATTTATTCACCTCAGTTTTCTTTTTAGGATCTGAACCTGAATAAATAACTTTAGCATATTCTAACCTTGCTGTCCAATCAGTAACACACTTCATAGCTAAGTCAAAATTAAAATCAAAGAAAGAAAAACATTTTTTAAAATTTTGGTCATCTTCTAAATAAGTTGTTAAATCTACATCTAAAAGAATTTTATATTCCTTGTAAGGAGATAACCATCCATTTTTTACAGCTTCATCTAGAGTTATAGTGTCAATTACAGGACAATATTTAATGATATAAGTTTCTTTGCCATCTAATCTTTCAATTGTTGCTGTTAAACCTATAATCATCTTATATGAAACCTGCTGGAATACTTTTCCAAATAAATCGGAAGCATAACCATGAATTTCATCTAATACTAATACATCACAAGTCCATGTATGTTTAATAATAGTATTTATAACTACCACTTCACAGCACATAAAAATTCCCGCATTAGTTAACTCTACTAACCATTGTTTTTTTAGATAATCAGTTGGAACTACTACTAGAATAGAACGTCCCGGATTTTTACTTAAAAATCTTTTTAGACATAATATGCTTGTATAAGTTTTACCTGTACCTGTAGCGTAGTTAAATGTACCTCTACATTTATTATCCACCCATTTTTGAACACCTTGATGTTGTCGTTGTGTTCTATCCATTTTTATTAAATTTAAATTACCTAACAGCACTCCTAGAGAATTACCTCGTGGTCTGTCGCCATGAAAAAAATTCTAGGCTCAGGGTTCCTGGTTTGTAATTTTCCTACTATGACCCCTTGTTCAGATAATTTATTATTTAATGAATCCAATGTTTACCTACAGAAGGCTCTGCTTTTAACTTTACAGTTTTACAGAACACATCAGCAGCCCTTTCCATACAATCAATAGTTAACTTAGTAACTACTGATGATAACTCTTCAGGTGCTTCTACATTATATTCATCGTGGATCATATTCACTATTTTTACTACATTAAACCATCCTCTATTGAGAATTTCTTGGAATAAGTAGATTCCTGCAAGTTTAGAAATATCTGCAGATGACCCTTGAATTCTATAATTTTGACTAAGCCTTTGAGCTTCCGCATAACTTTCATCATATTCCTTTCTTATTATTCTAGAATCAGGGATATTATGAAAATATGGTAAATTTACCATTTCATAGTACTTTAAAAAAGGAGCATCCTCAGAAAAGAAATACTTTCTTCCAGTTACATTGTTATAGAGAATATAATGTTTTTCAATTACATCATCCATTCCATCATCAAAATAATTTTTCAATCCATTAAATGATTCAAAGTAACTATCATAAACAAACTTTCCTTGTTCTTTAGTTTGACCAGTATTTTTAGCTATAGTTGCTCCATTTCCACCGTAGGCAATTGCGACAGTTATTCTAGGCTTCTTATTTTAACCTAGCCCGGACTATATCATCACCATATCTCTACAGACTTAGGTGTGGGACGCTTTTTCACTATAATACTACTTATAGCTACTTCCTGTTATTAAGCAAACTTTATTGCTCAGGTAGTCTCTGCACTTTCATAAAGTGTACTTTATGCTTAGCTCATAGATTGGCATCTCAGCTTCCCATGAATTCATCCCATTTTCTAAAGTGATTTCTCTACTTTAGGAGCCCTTCTAAAATAAAGACCTCGATATTTTTCACCTGTTTTAAGTGCTACTGATAATTTAGAAGAATTTAAATTCTTATTTTTACTTCTGGAAAAATCCAAAGGTAAGTTGTTCTCTTCAGTTGCCGACCATTCTACAAGATCTGCAATTGAATTAAATTCCATAAGTTTAATGTTTTCTTCTGTATATATCTCTATTAAATCAGATCTGTTTCTTGCCTTTTGAGCAGATACTTTTCTAGATTCCAACACAGCTTCTGTAATTGTCTTTTTAGTATGATAATTAGAAGTATCTTCAATTTTAATTCCCTTATTCCAAGGCTCATGTCCTTTTTGAAACTCAAACTCTTTCATATGGGGAATACCTTCTTTATACTTCTCTTTTAAAGCTTTTGAAACTTTAATACTAACTTCTTTACATAGCATAGCTGACTTTTCACAATCAGAATTCATATTAAACCCAATTTCAGGATTACATGCATCCAAATTTTGAATAGTCTTAGATTCCTCTAACAAAATATTTTCTATATCAGAATCCATAACCTTTACAATATAAAATTCAAAAGAATCTTTACCATAAAGATTATATGCAGCTTGTAAGTGTTGACAAGAATGCTTGTTATTTTTAAGCTTACTCTTGTGTTGGGAAAATCTTTGTTTAAAAGACTTTGTAGTAGAGCCTATGTAAAATTTATTGTTTCCAGTACAACAAATTTTATATATACCACATTTGTTTAAATCATCAGTGTTTTCTAAAATTATTTTCATATTTTCTATATTAAATTAATAATACAAATATACGAAAAAATTTTGAGAAAACCTCCTAAAACAGCTAAAAAATATAAGAAATTATTTTTAACATTGACTCAGCAGTCTTGGCAACATTCCTTAAATGCTTATGATTTTTCTTTATCCATACTAACTCATCATTAGTTAAATCATCTAATTCAACTCTTCTGATTTCTGGAAATAAAAGGAATGCAACATAACTATGAATATCTTCAAATCCTTTTTGATAAAATCCTAATAAATTAGCATCCTTCGAAAAGTTAGCAAGAACAATAGATTCTTGTGCACTGTAATCCACGGCAATAAAATCATTCCCAGGTTCAGATATAAAACAAGATCTAGTTAATTCATCACTAGGCAAGTTCTGAAGATTTGGAGTGTCATCTCTTTTATTACCAGAAGATAGTCTACCTGTATCCATTAATTGTTTATAAGTAGTATGTATTCTTCCAGTTTCAGGGTTAATGTACTTTTCCCAGTTTAAACCGTAAGTTGAACATACCTTAGCCTTTTCTTTATATTTTAAATAAAGCTCTACTAATGGAAATTCATTTTTTTGACCATCTAGGATTTTACTAGATACACTTTTCTTTTTTTCTCCTTTTTCAACAATAGTACAATTAACGCCTATGCTCTCAAAGAAAGGAATTAATTGTTTAGGACTATTCCAATTAATTAGACAAGTTTGTTTATTTGAAAATAAATCAAATGATTTATCAAAATAATCATAAAATTTATTATTCCAAAGCCAATCATTTAATTCTTCTTTTTGTTTATGTAGTTCCTCTTTTTCACGGATAGCCTTTTCAGACCATTTATCCCAATCAAGTTTTACTCCACAAAATTCTATATAAGCTAGAACTTTTACAAAAGAATTATCTAATTTTATAGCATTGGTAATTTTTAAGTATTCTGCTTGCTTCATTTGTTTATTCATGATTGTCTCCAAATAAACAATATCCTTAGCCGCATATTCTAAAGCAGCAAATGTAATTCCTCTTAATATAATATCATCCCTGACACTCTTATCAAGACCTACACCACAATATTTTTCAGTTAAACTATTTAAATCTCTACCTTTCACCTGCAAACCATTAGTTAAAATAGTTTCAGCAAGAAATGTATCATAAACAGGCCCTAATATTACATTGTGGTAGTAAAAGAATTTTAAATCAAACTTTGCATTCTGTAAAATAAAAAGTTTATCTTTTCTACCTAAAAACTGTTTAATCTTACCTGGAATTGTATTGTTAAATGAAGGAATATCGTATAAAATTTGTACGTCTTTATTCCCTAACTGAACTAATAATAATTTATCTCTATAACAATCCTTCCCTGTAGTCTCAGTATCAACTGAGATTTTAGGAAGAGATTCTAATATTTCTAAAGATTCATCAATTGAGATTTGTTTAAATCTGTTCTCAAACGCATCTAACTGATTACTAACTAAGTAAATCATTACAAATCATCATTAAACAACAAATATTATCCAAATATAAGTACTGTAAATTATAAAGACCAACCTTTACTTTTAGCAACTTGCTCAATTTGTCTACTCCTATTTTCCCATTGTTCAATATGTAATTTAACTTCTTTCTCAAGTAAGAAAAGTACCTTATCTCTCAATGTTTTTAATTGTTCTGATGTTAAATCCATATACTTCTTACTTCTTAAAGTAATCATAGCTCTAAATTGAGAATAGGACAATCCTTGATAACTCATTTTTAGACCTCTAGTGGATTTAAGTTTTAACCTGTTTTTAATAACAACAAATTTATCAACTAGTACACCATTACTATCGTATTCAGTTAAATCTTTCTTCTCTGCAGAAGTTAAATTTAATCCTTGTTTTAAAATAAATGAATTAGTGATTGGCTTTCTTTCAAATCTACCTAATTGATCCAAACAACCCTCAATAACTAGTTTACTAGGAAGTGTTGCAAATTCAATAGGACAATCTTTCATGATACCATTCATTTCATATTCATCTGGGTTTATGCCTGATTCTTTAAATTTATCAGCATTAATTGCTAAAAATTCATTTAATGACTGACAAAATACAAATCGAGGCATACCATTCTTCTCACTAAGCCACCTCAAGAAAAGTTCCGCGTTACATTTAGCCCTCTGTTCTTTAATAACCTCTAATAAAAGATATCTACCTGGAGTATGATAATCTTTATTATACAGCATAGTTTTACAGATGTTATGAAAATTCTTTAATTCCTCTAATGAGCAATCAACTAATTTTATTTCATTCTGAACAGGCCCGTTGTCTGTGTACTCTTTTTTAAATCTCCAAACAAAAGAATTTAAATTTTCTTCTTTTCTTTTCTTAGCTTCGTTAAACTCTTGATTCATAAAAATTTTATATAATTATGTCATTAACATGTTTTGAAACTCGAATGAAGTTTATCAAGTAAATACCATCATAATTATATTTTATTCTCCGACCAGAAACTCTATCATACCATTCAGTAATTCCAGCTTCCACTTCTTTAAATAAGATATAACCTTCTTCACCGATTTCAATAGGATCTATTTGCCAATTAGGCAATTGTGTACACATCAAATATTGGTGTGTAGCATCATCTTTAAAAACATAGCTTAAATACTCTGCATCTTTTTTCTTTTCAATTAATGTTCCTTTTATACAGTAATAGTCATTCAATTTTTTCTAGTAGTTTTGTACATAATATTCTCAATGCATCTGTAAAACTACCAAATCTTGCTCTACTATTACCGTTCATTAAATAATGAGAAGTTTTTTCACCTCTCTTTACAAAGAAAGCTACATAATAAGTGGTTTTTTCAAATACAGGATATACTCCAATTTTAATGCCATTATTATGTAGCTTATTTAAAGTCTCTACATCCATATTTTGCAAAATCACATACTCTTTTTTCAATACCAATAAAGCATGGATATTTTATACATTCCTTACAAGTTCTACTTGGATGAACATATTTAATACCGTCTTTATCATACAACTCTTTTATTACTTTACCCATATAATCAGACCTACTAAAGCTATCACTGTTGAGATAAATTTAATTTTATCTGATTTTATCTTTTTATCTTTCTGAATGATAATTCTATCTTGATAATTCACTATGGAATCTAAATTATTAATTTTTAGGTTATATAATGAATCTTTTTTAGATTGAATTTCAAGTAAACTATTATAATATACTATTTGTTCAGAAAGATTTTTATTCAATGAAATAACTCTATCCCTATCATTAAAAATAAGATTGGTCTTTTTTAATTGATCCTTACTTATTAATATTGAATCCCGATACATACTTTGTGAAAAAGACGTAGTCGTCAGAAGGAGAGAAGTTAAGAATATCATCACTCTTTTCTTCATAGTAATTATTAATTTGTTTTATTTCAGACTTTTTATTCTTTAGAGTAATATTTATAGAATCATACAGTACTGTCATTTTATTTAACTCACTACTAATCAATTTATTTTCAACCTTCAACGAGTCTATTTTAGACTCAATTAAAGATATACTTTTTTGATTATTTGTATTTATTAAATAAAATGACAATACTACTAATACTAATAAAATTACATAAAAGATTTTATCCTTCATAGAATTCTAAGATTGCTTCTTGCTTTTCTAACCAAGGATCGTCACAACAAGCTAAATCAAGAATAGTTCTACTAATAGATTCTTCTTCAATCTGCTCTTTAATTAGCATCCCAGAATCAGGATTATTATCCATCAACCATTGTTGAGTAAATAAATCTTTTTCCTCTAAAGCTACAGAATAAAGTTCTTTAATTAATTCAGTTGTTTCAATCTCGGTTTTAAGAGTAAGTTCAAACGTAGATAAATAATTATCAATAGGTATACTTACAGGTTCTACAGCGGGATATTGGAATAATATATCATTATCCTTCATATACTTTAGAATCCATTCAGCATGTTTATACTCTTCTTTAGCCCTTGAATCATAATACTTTTCAAGTAAATATAATCCCTCTACAGCAAAATAAACTGAAAAAGTTTTATATAAATTGTGATTATATAATTCATGACTTAGTTGCTTTACGAGAAGATCCTCTACCTTTTTTGGTATCGGACACTTTTCCCTTTTTCTTTGATTTACGGAGATCTCCTCTCCGTTCTGGTCCTTCAATTTCACCACTATTAAAATTTATTAGGTCTATATACTTTAAAACTTTTAATTTCTTGTTTATTTTTTTATATTGAAAAGATTTGAACTTATATTCCTTTTTAAGAACAAATCTTTTCATAGACAGAAGTTCAACTCTATCTGATAAAACTAGATAAACAGAAACTTCATAAACAAACATATTAATGAATAATATAATATTTAGTTACTTTGGAATCCTTAGTTTTATAAGAGTTCAAAAGTTCTGGGAGTTTAGCCTTTCTTATTACATGAGAATATGTTGTTTTAGGCATACCTTCAGTATGTATAATAACTTTTACAAACGGAGATAAATCTCTTCCTTTATTCATCCAATTAATATCAGGAACAGGAAATCTTCTTACTTTTTTCCATGCTGCTCTTTCTTGAGGTGTTTTACTCCACAATAACTGATCTCTTTTAAAAATTGTTGTTTCCATTTTAATCTTATTTTAATATATTTACTAATTGTTCTTTTTCTTTTTTATACATACTTAAATAATTCTCTAAAGAAGTAGTTTCAACTTTTTTGCTGATTCTGTAGTGAATAATTTTATCTATTGCAGTCTCTAGTTTAATACCATAAGCTGCAATTTTAAATTCTTCTCTAGGATCACCTCCTTTAGGTTTAATAGTATATAATAATTCTAAATCCCAAAAATGGGACATATCTGACAGACTTTCCAATCTAAAATCAGATTCTTCTATTACCATTTTATTTACTCCAATAAATAATTAAATATTTATCTCCATTGCCTACTAAAACTTCTTGAATTGGAAATCCTTTAGAAGTAAAATAAGTTTTAACTTTGCTCATAATACTATCATCGTGGTTAGTATCTATAGATACACTATAAGACTGAATAGATGCTTTATATTTAATTAAAGAATTAATATTACTAATAATTTCTTTAACTAAATCATCCTCAGTCATATTATGACCATACTTTGATAAATTGTAAGCCTCATCTTTGGTTAATGGTTTTTCTCCTTGTAGGTTTTTAAACCAAGAAAAAATTGAATCTATTTTCATTTTAGTCTTTATCTCCATTTTAATGAACCTGGACGTGTTGTTGCATTTTTGTAATTCTGAGGTTGAGCATCCCACCAACGTTGGATTGCTTCTAAACGAGCTTTCTTTTTTCTAATTTTCATATTAATAATAATTTTCTTTAAAAAGTTTTTCACCTAAATTTTCCCAATATTCTTTACCTTCTGGAGAGTTATCCCAAATATCTATAAAAAATAGATCTACTAAAAGAGTATTTTCTAAAATGTCTAAACAATTTGGAATATTTTCTAGATTACTTAAAAATCTATCTAAAGCGTCATTTT